ACTGTTATCAGTTCTGATGATATTACCTAGCACAAATAATCATGAATTTCCTTTATTTTACAAAATACTGACGGGCTCACGTTCTTCTTAAGATCTTCAAGAAATCTTCCTTCCAAACATAATTTATAACATCGGTCGCGTTTCTCCTCAAAACCATCGATCACCGAATCGTCTGCACAATTATACTCATCTTTAACTTCTTTTGGAACTTCTTTAGAGATCACTCTTGTTAGTTTTAACATGTCATCTAAATTCGGAGTTCCTTTGAAGTCTCTTAAATATGTGTCAGATGCTACATCATGCACAACTCCGTCTAACTCTACCCAAAAGTGTCCATAGTACGTCTTAAACATCGGGGCAATAATATATCCTTTTATGAGTTCGGGCAAAGCACCGCTTACGCTAGGTCGCACCGCAAAGGGTGACATACCACCAGTGCGCAGACCTAGTTTCATCATAAACTTGTAAAGTATGTAGCTCTGTGCCAAACAACTGGAACGTATCTGGTTAGTATAAAAATGATCGCTAATCAATTTCTTCGCTATAATAATTTTCTTATGGTATTCTTCTGTCATTTTCTTCTATTCTACATTATTATTTATTGTTTAAGTGTTTTTTCAGATAAAAACCTTATTGCTTATTATCCTAATTATTTTAATTGGAATAATAACTAACTATTTATTTTATTTACATGTGCAATCGGCCAGCAAACTTAGATCCGGCAGTATATGATCCCGCAGACATACCAGCACCCAAAGCCTTCATTACTGACGCCGCTTTACGGACTTTGTCGTTGGATGAGCCCTCCATAGCGGTACGGGCAACAGGAGCTAATGCTTTGGCCAATGGTTTGACATGCTTCAATACTTTTCCTAAACTCCCGAAGAAAGAGCCACCGTACATTCTCTTGCTTGAATGGGTGTCTACGTAATCCTCATTCGAAACACGTTCTACTGACATTTTGTCGACAAAGCCTACAACAATGGAGGATGTAGAAAGCTCATTGACGAATATACCGCCGTATAGGAACACCATGAACAGCTCATAGTCGCCGTTGCCTACGATATTCGCACCGGTGTTGTTGGTTACAGTTACTTGGACTTGGAAGTTGTAAGATCCCAATGAACCAGATACAGTGAAGGGGTCGGCTATGGCAATATCTTTACCGAATGCAAGGGCTAACACAGACCCACAAGTTGCGATGGAAGCGCCACCGATAGAGGTTACTCCTGAAAACTCATCCCAAGATTGGTTTGAACCGTTGCGGACGGAGGCCTGCCATAATTGGTGCTGTGTGGTGGATGCCAAAATACCAGAGTTACCTCCAAATACTACCGACACATTAGATATAGGGAGATAGCAATCGGAATCTGTGCATATCTGACTAGACAGCTTCTTTCTTGCACATATCAAAACCTTGTCGGGCATCTTGGACAACTGGTAATCATTCGATGATATTATTGCAGTTGCACCGTTCGCGATTGCTGGAGCTTGTGTTCTCTGGGACTCGACTTGCATGTATGGAACTTCATTTCTGGATGGCAAATACAGCTTGGAGCCAGATGGGGGAGTTATGTAAGTTACATCCAAGTAGGTGGACGCCTGAGTTATGCTAGTCAAAGCACACGCGGTTACGTTTGTAAATGCGGGTCTCACACGAAGAGAACGGCAGTTGTTGGGCTGAAGAGTAAAGTTGAAGCTGATGTTCTGAATACCATACATACCCTGTTGATTCTGGTTCATGTAACCGATCAAGAAAGGGGATAACAGAAGGGGCTCAACGATTGTCGCGGTGACTGTAGCAGAAGTTCCACCGTTTCCACCTACGTTTGCCACTGTTACGTAGTAAGAACCACGGGGCTTTACACCGCTTGTGATTGCTGTGGCATATGATGCGTCACCCAATACGTTTGATTGTCTTGGTGTGGTGATCGCAGAAAAACCGGAGTCGTAGCTCTGGAAGTAATCCAACATACATGGGGTCTCATTACATGATTCCTCTAACACGTCTCTCTCAAACATTCTTTGTAACAGAGGCAGACACTCATTCATGTTGATAGTAATGGGCTGTTGGTTGATTGTTACTGTCAAAGAGCTGACCATCTGATGGAAGGGGAAAGGGGCGAATCCAAACCCATTGCCCCATGTTCCGACAGCACCAGCACCGTCAACGTTGGATAAAAAGGGGACACCAGCGTTTCCATTAGCACCCGATAAAGTCCACTGTAACGTTGTTCTTATATATATGTGTCTGTCGATCAAAGTTGACAAGTTGGGCACATTTAAAGTAAACTGTACATTGTTTACACTTGCTGAAGAGGCCTGTTGAGAGTACCCCATGATAGCTTGGCCAGAGCGTTCTATAGCATACGGCAAGCTGTCAGACACTTGAAGTCTTTCGTCAAGTGAATTTACTCCATAGTAGATGGGTTTTGATTTAACAGATTCTCCTGATTCTAATTCGGACATTTAATATATTATAATCACAAAATTATTTTTTGGAATTATAACAATTAATTGAAATTACTTTGATGGTCTTTTATAATAATATTGTGAAATTCGGGATCGTGCTCTTTTATAAACTTTAATGTATTTTCAAATCGAATGTGGTTTTTAGTTTTTTTATGCGTCGCAGTGTTACCACGACTAAAAATAGATCCACATATACAGTTCACTTTTTCTTTGCTATAGATTAAACCCTTTTCCAACAATGTCGCCTTGTTCTTCTTGTAATATTCCTTCATGTACAGTTTATGTTTTTCACTCTTCTCTTGTCTTTTTGCTTTCTCTTTTGCTCTAAATTCAGGAGTTTGTTTTATTCGATCGTAGTATGCCTTATGTTGGGTTGTTATTTTCTGTTTGTTATTTTCAATATACCGTTTGGATGTTGCTTTTATTTTCTCGGCGTTTTTCGCGTAATACTCTTTTCTTTGATGTCTGATTCGTTCCTTGTTTCTTTTTTGATACGCTCTATCACACTCCTTTTTTGTTTGGCCTGCTATACCTCTATTCACACAATTATACTGTTTTATTATTTCACCTTCCCGCTTCAGTAGTTGATCTTTGCTATCACACGGATAATCTTCAATTAAGTATATCTTTGTATTTTCATAATCCTCCTCAAAGAGCTTTATTGAGGTTGTTCTGGATTTTGGCTTACCATTGATGTAGTTTCTGTAACTTGTACGATGATTCGCCATTCGCTTGGCCAAAGTCGGCTCACAGGTCGAACCAATATATATCAATCCTGATGGACTTTCTAATTTATATATTTTCCCAAGTTGATAATTTACTACCATTATATACTGTTTTATACTTTTTATTTTAAGTGTTTTTACTTAAAATAAGTACACAATATCATTAAATACATAAACTATCTACAAAAATAGCTAAAAATAATCAATTGTAAAACGACTTGCGAATCCATACCAATTTTAAGTTCGCGCTACACCCAGACGGAAGGTAGAACAGTCGCATATTTCCATACGTGTCCACCCAATACACATCTATGTTGAATTCGTTCAGTTGTCCCCTTGTTGTCAAATCTATTAATCTATATTGATATGGAACGTACGTTATGGCTGGATATAATTCTTTGCCCGTAGAGATATCCACAGTCATGTCAGTTATGATGTTCATAGTAGTAGTCTGTGTGGTTACTGAACTCATTCCAACGACTGAGTTGAACACCTTTGGAGGAGACACTATAGAGGGATTCATAGGCAGATTCGAGGATGTAAATACTATACGGCTAACTGGCGACCATGTGGATATGGATGGATATTCTTGATACATTTGATAGACGGAGTATGTATTTGAAACCTCAAAAATATTTGCTCCATTGTCGTTTCTTATATTTACCATAAAATTCTTTCCATTTGTAATTGTTGATCCATATCCCTTTTTAATAAATTCAAAACTAGACAGTAAATTATGCATCGCGGTATTGAAATAAAGTTGAACTGGATTTGTCAAAGTGGGGTCAAATGATGCAACATCTGCGTTTAAAATAATTTCACCGCTACTTGAATCGTATTGTAAATATGGTGCATGCGATGCAGGAAGTGAATCAGACCCCGCAACTACCAAATCATTGAATGCGCTAAACCCATCCGATAGAGTTGTGTTAATTAGGTTAACAAAGTAGCTGTAGGAATCGACAAAGTAATACGTTGAACTGGTGTCCTGTTGTATTGTCGGTGCTAGCGGTGTCCCTGCTGACTCATCTTGTGGAACGAAAGATAAGAACTGTTGATATTCAAATGTTTTGTATTTGTATGTGACCGAGTATATCGTCTTATTGACATCTGACTGTCCCAATTGAACCTGTGGAATGATAACCGGAAGAGCTCCAACCGTATCTAAATGAAATCGACATAGAGCCAAATAGTACATGCTGGCATCTTCTAGAATCGGCATCGTTCGTGATTCTCTAAACGAAATGGGAACTGGAGCAGATGCTCCGTTATCGTTGTTTACACAAGATACATCTAAATATATGTGGTTCGGTGCAGAGTTTCCATAATTCAAATCTCTGTTGACCATTGCTGTCAAATAATTGCTCATGTATAAGTTTGTCCAAGAAAATATTTTCGAGCTTATATATATAGTATGCTTGGAAACACTCAATTAAAAAAAAGAATTGCGCAGATACTTCACGACAATAAATTTTCGGAAGGTTTGTATAAAGACGCTGTTTTTGAAGAAAAGCCTGTCAAACTCTTGAAGCCTCAGTCTTTGAA